GGAACGGATCATGCTGACCAACGCGAAGCTGCGCACGGCGAGCGGCGAAGCAAGGTTATTCGCGGACCCCAAGTGCAAGGAACTGATTAAGGACTTCGAGCAGGTGTCGTACAAAGCGGACAGCAACGCAATCGATAAAGAGAAAGACCGCAAGCGGACGCATCTTTCGGACGCGCTGGGTTACCTGTTGTGGCAGGAATGCAGACCGCAGCCGGGGATCGGCGAACACCAGGAGCGGCTGATTTGAGGACCGCATGGTGAATATCGATCGAGAGCATCCGGAGTACGCCGCGAAAAAGGCGATGTGGCGGAAGTACAGGGACCTTTACGCCGGCGGAGAGCTGATGCGGGAGAACGCATTCGAGTATCTGATCCGGCGGCACAAGGAGCCCAACGATATCTACGCCGAGCGGTTGCACCGGGTATTTTACGAGAATTATATCGGCTCGATTATAGATTGGTACGCGGCGACGCTGATGCGGCGCGAGGCGGCTTTGTTGTTCGACGGCGGCGACGAAGCGGCAAAAGCCTTCTATAACGTATTTGCGGACGATTGCGACCTGAAGGGCACCTCCCTGGCGGAGTTTTTCCGGCAAAGGATCGTTCAGACCCTGGTGCAGGGGGCCAGTTATATCGTCGTAGATTTTCCGCGATCGCCGGTGTCGGCCAGCAATCGCGCGGAAGAGGACGCCGTGGGGCGGTCCCGTGCGTATCTGACAGATTACTCGCCGGAGGAACTGATCAACTGGAGCTACGACGACCATGGCGGATTGGACTGGGCGGTGATCCGGACATCGTCGTTGCGCAAGTCGAAGGTCGGCGACAGCGAATGGACTCGAGAGACGCGCTGGATCTACTACGACCGGCAGCGGTATGAAGTCTATCAGCAACTGAAGGACAAGGAAGTGCGGCTGGTGGATGAAGGGTTGCACGGGCTAGCCGGCCAGAACCGGGTGCCGGTTTTTCGGTTACGGGTGACCGAAGGGCTGTGGCCGATGAACAAGGCGGCCCTGCTGCAGCTAGAACATTTCAACAAGTCGAACGCGTTGGCATGGGCGTTGACGATGGGCCTGTTCGCGTCGCCGGTGATTTACTCGGAGCGCGAGTGGAACCAAATCGTGGGCGAGTCGTATTTCATTCAACTGGCTCCGGGGGACCGGTTCGGGTGGACCGAGCCGGAGGGTAAAGTTTATCAAATTGCGGCGGACAATCTGATCCAGCTCAAAGACGAGATTTACCGGGTGTGCTATCTGCTGACGCACGCGGGGGGACCGGATTCCTCGAGCCAGCAGCAATCGGGCGCCAGCAAGCAACGGGACTTCAGCATTACGCAGGAGGTGCTGAGGGCATACGGCGCGGCGGTCAAGGAAACAATGAAGCAGGTCTTGCGGGCCATTGCGGCGGCGCGCCAGGACAATATTTCGATCGATGTTTCAGGGCTGGACGAGTTCGATATCGCCGACTTCAGCAATGAATTGGACGATGCCCGCAAGCTGCTTGCTTTGGGGATCGAATCGGAGACGCTGAAGAAGCAGGTCTTCAAGAAACTGGCGTTCAAGTTTCTGTCGGACGTGCGGCAGGAGATCAAGACGCAGATTGCGCAGGAGATTGACAGCCAGGGGTGAAGGGTGTCGAGGGAGTCACGAAGGGGTGGTTATGGAAGACACGGAAGTACAGGCGATCGTGAAGCAGGCAATACAAGAGTTTCTGCAGGAGCAGCAGGCCAAGAGCGAGCCGGCGTACAAGACGGAGCTGGTGGAGGAACGCAGGCGCCGGGAGCAACTGGAGCGGCGGCTGAGCGAAGTGGAAGAAGAGAGCAAGCGCAGCCGGCAGGCGGCGGAGCAGGCGGAAAGAGGGGCGGCCATCCGGGCGGAGTTACAGCGCCTGGGTGTGGCGAAGGTCGATCTGGCATACCGGGCGGTACACGACGGCGTATTCCGCACGGAGGACGGCCGGCTGCTGGCGCACAGCGACGAAGGCGAAGTGCCGCTTAAAGAATACTTGAGCAGCTTTGTGAGCGAGAATCCGGAGTTTCTGCCTGCGAGGATATCCGGAGGATCGGGAATCACCGCCGCCCACAAGGCGCCGCGGGAAAGTACAGAGAGTGTGGACATAGAGAACATCCGGCCGGGGATGAGTTCCGAACAAACGGAAAAAGTGCGGAAGGAGATTCTGCGGGTGGCTTCGCAGAACCTGCGCGGCATTTAGGCACGACAGGCAGGGATGCCTGATTTCAACAACGACAGGCAGAAGGGCCTGCTCAACTTAGGAGAATGAATGGCGATAATTACGTCAGCTAATGTGGCCAGCGCGATCGTGAAGCTGGTGGCGGCAGACGCTCTGCCGGCCTTGGTCGGGAACCTGGTGATGGGTAACCTGGTCAACCGCGATTACGAACCTGTTTTGGCGCAGGCGGGGGATACGGTGAACATTCCGATTCCTCCGGTGCTGGTAGCCAACAACATTGCCGAAGGCGGAACAGTCCAGCCGCAGAACCCGAATCTGGGAAACGCGCAGATTGTGTTGAACACGCACGCCGAGGCGACTTTTCAGATTCCGGATGTGACCAAGGTGCTGGCGGTACCGGACCTACTGCAGGTATACATGCAGCCGGCGGTGGTCGCGATCGCCGAGAGCATCGAGACGAGCCTGCTGAACCTGTTTGCCGGGTTTACGGCGAACACGCCGGTGGGCACGCCGGGGACACCGCTGGTGGAAGCGGTGATCGATCAGGCGGAGAGCTCGTTATTCACCGCGAAGGTACCGGCATCGGAGCCGAAATTCCTGGTGGTGGACGCCGCGACATATTCCGCGTTGCGCCAGATCGAACGCTTCAGCGAATTCCAGACCGCCGGCGAAGCGGGTCTGCGGGCCTTGATCGACGGCACGGTAGGAAAGATCAAGGACTTCTTCGTGATGCGTTCGCAATACATCGCGTACACCGGCAGCTCGCCCATGACGACGCACAACATCGCGTTCACCAAGCCGGCGATCGGCCTGGTGATCCGGAGACTGCCGCAGCCGTTGTATGGCACGGGCGCGGTGGCGCACTACGCCGAGATGGGGAACTTCGGCATGCGGGTAGTGATGAGCTACCAGCCGAATACGTTGGCGCAGCAGTTCACGGTCGACGTGCTGTACGGTTGCGCAGTGATACGCAACAACTTTGGCGTCCAGGTAAACGCGTAGCGCTCATGGACTTCAGCGAACCGAGGCGTTCAACAAGAGAAGGGGGCCGGGTACGCCCGGCCCACGAGGAACAACCATGGACTTACAAGTTTATTTCAAGAAGATTCGGGCGATGGAAGAAAGCCTGAAAGATCCCGCGGCGGTATTGGTCAGCCTCGAGACGCAAGACGGCGGGCGGCCAGGAGTGCGCACCGAGGTCCCACGGCGAATTGCGGCCCGGATGATCGTGGAAGGCGCGGCGCGGCTGGCTACGACCGAGGAAGCGCGCGAGTTCCAAGAGCAAAAGGCGGAGGCGAAGCGCCAGGCCGATCAGTTGGCGGCGGCATCGCGGATGCAATTCACCGTAATTTCGCCCAATGAGCTACGCAAGCTAAGGGGCGGCGCGCAGACGGGCAAAGAGTAGGCGGCAGCGGAGATGGCGCTATTCACGGACGGCATATCGACGATCCAGGATCTCACGGCGCAAGACTCCTCCGTGCTGTCCACGGCGCAGACTGAGAATATCGACCTCAGTCAAAAACTAACCCTGGCGCAACAAGAACTGGGGATCGAGATTACGACGCTGCTGCAGCGCGGCAATAGCCACGGCTGGCAATTCTGGCTGCAACCGGACCCGCAGTTAAACAACATCGTGGTGACACCGCCGCTACAGCTTTGGCACGTGTTCCAAACCTTGACGCTGGTGTATCAGGACGCTTACTTCAATCAACTGAACGACCGCTATCAAGGCAAGCGGAATCAGTATCAGCAACTGGCGAAGTGGGCCATGGACAAGCTGATTCAGACCGGAATCGGGATCGCAATGGACCCGATCCCCCAGGCGGTTCCGCCGCAACTGACGTCGATTCCGGGCGGTCAGCCGGCCATGACGTACAGCGCCAGCGTGTCGTGGCTGAACGTCGAAAACGAAGAGGGACAGGCGAGCAATCCGAGTACACTAAGCGTGGCGGCGGGGAACGCATTAGTGGCCCAGCCGGTTAATCTGCCGGCCAATGCGACGGCCTGGAACGTCTATGTAGGGCTTTCGCCCACGGCCATGACGCTGCAGAATACGGCGCCGCTGGCGTTGGATGAAGTGTGGGTGCAGGCGGGGCCGGTATCCACCCTGGGACAGGGTCCGGGGACCGGACAGGCGCCGGACTTTTTGCGCGCGCTGCCGCGAGTAATTCAGAGGGGCTAAAGAATGGCATGGGTTGGCAGCACGGTCACCGCGCAGGTAGTCACACTGCTGAATTTGCCCCAGGGGCTGAATGCCTGCGTAGCCGCGCTGGCCGAGGCGGAGAACGCCACTCTGCCGCCGCTCGGTCAGAATCAGATTCTGGCACAGAACGTATCGATTGAATTGGCGGAGCGCAGCACGGACGTGCTGTATCCCGCGGTCAGCGTGTACTGCGAAAAGATCGTTAATCAGCTCAAGGAGAAGTTCAGAAACTTTTCCGGCAAGGCCACCATGGCGATCGAAGTGCGAGTCTCGCAGGACCGGCTGGGAGGCATCGAAGACCAGCTTCAATCGTATGTGGATGCCGTAACGCAAGTGCTGGACCAGAACCGGGGCGACTGGGGCGAGGGAATGTACTATGCCGGGTGCTATGAAGCGGCCCTGGGGCCCGTGAAGCATGGCGGGCAGAACTTTATCCAGGTGGGCAAGGTGACCTTTGAAATAGGGGTGAGCGACTAGACCTATGGCTTCGTACATTTCATCCAATGCCAACCGCTTTTATACGGGGTTGGAAAGCAGTTACGGACAGACGCCGGCGATCGCGGCGCAGAACCGGTTTCCCGCGGTGAAGCTGACGGCCAAGAATCAGTTGGAGAAGGCCGACCGGCGGGATAAGACGGGCAGCCGGACGTTTGTCGGCATACCGGTGGGGCTGAGACGCACAACCAGTTTCGACCTGACAACCTATATGACGAGCTGGGGAGGACAGAGTTCGGGCCCGTCTTATGGTCCGCTTTTTCAGGCGAGCATGGGCGCCGCTCCGGCGATATACGCGGGAGGGGCAGCCGCGGCGGGCTCGAGCGGCACGTCGCTCGCATTTGCGTCGCCGCATGGGCTCGTAGTGGGCCAAGGCGTATCATGCGGCGGCGAGATCCGGTTTGTCACGGCAATCGTTAGCACGACGGCGGTGGAAGTGAACGCCCCATTTTCCAGCGCTCCCGCCGCGGGGACCGAAATCGCACCGAGCATTTCCTATTTTCCAGCGACGGAACTGCCAAGCGTCAGCGTTTTCGACTACTGGGATCCCGCGACGGCGCTGCAGCGGATTCTCTGCGGCGCGGCCGTAAACCGGATGACGGTCAAGGTGAATGGCGATTTTCACCAGTTTGAGTTCGAGGGAATGGCGCAAGATCTGATCGATAGCGCCAGTTTCGCGGCGGGAATGGGGCAACTCGGCACCTTCCCCGCGGAGCCGGCCCTGGAAACCTTCGATTATGCGATTGTGCCGGGTAACATGGGCGAAGCTTGGCTGGGTAGCACGCCTAGCCAGTTCTACACAATCACGAGCGGGACATTTCAATTGGACAACGGCCTGGACATGCGGTCGAAGGAATTCGGAAGCAATCTGCCGCTGGCAATCGCACCGGGTCCGCGGTCGGTGACGGCGGCCTTCAGCCTGTATGAGATGGACGATGCCGCGACACAAGGGCTATACCAGGCGGCGCGGCAGCAGTCGCCGGTAAGCGTGATGTTTCAACTTGGCCAGCAAACCGGCCAGGTGATGGGCGTGTATATGATGAGCGTGGTGCCGGTGGTGCCCGAGTTCGACGACAGCGACAACATGCTGCAATGGAAGTTCCAAGGATCGAAAGCCCAGGGGACGGCGGACAACGAAATCGTAGTGGCGTTCGGATAACTTGAATTGGCGGGGAGATGGAATATACAAGCTTTGAAACCATAGAGTCCGCCGTGGCGCCCGGAGTCAGTTATACCCTAGCCAAAATGTCGTTCGGACGGCGGGTGGAGCTAACCCGGAATATCCGGGATTTGGCGGCGCGGAAGGAGTTCGTGGAAGCGGGCGACACTCCCAACGAGAAGATGGAAGCCGCGCTGCTGGCTTCTGAGATCGATCGGATTTATCTGCTCTGGGGATTGAAGGAAATCACGGGTCTGGAGTTGGACGGGCTGCCGGCAACTCCGGAATCGTTGGCTGCGGGCGGCCCTGAGGATCTGTTTCGAGAGGCGCTGGCCGCCGTCAAGCGACAGTGCGGCCTGTCGGAAGCCGAAAGAAAAAACTGATCGTCGCACTCCATTTTCAACTCTCGAACCAAGCCGGCTGGGAGTGCGGGACTTGCCGTAGAGCCGGCCTGGAAAGGAAACGCCGGTGCGGGTGGATACCGGAGGCTCTGCAGACCGCGGAGCGCATAGTGTGGGCCAGGAACAATGCATCGACCACTGTCTGTCCGAAATCGTTTGTCACGGCACAAAGCATGGCATGGCTCGAGGAGTACTTAGTGCGGCGTAAGTTAGGGCAGAAAGGAATCGAAGGTTTGGGGGCGCGCGAGGTGGAAGCTTTTCTGATTTTGGAACACGAGATTGCGGAAGCGGAGGCCGTCCTTAGCACTGGACGGCGCAACAGCGGGCCGACGGCAAGAGGGCGAAATGGCTAGTACTTCACAACAGACACTCTTGGGCGCCTTCAGCCAAGCGTCGGGCAATCAGACAGGCGGGCAATCGGCAACGGCGCAACAGGGCCTCATCGACGCTCTCGGCCAAGCCGCGCAAACGATCGATTCGCAGACGCAGGCAACATCGGCTAATACCGACGCGCTGGCACAAAATAGCCAAGCCAAGAGTACCGGCGGCGGGGCCGTTTCAGATGTGCTCAACACCGCGAGCAGTCTCCTAGGCGGCGGACTTAGTCTGCTGCCGCTGGTATCCCTGTTTTCGAGCCTGTTTGGCGGCGGATCGTCGCAACCGGCGCCGCTCGCGCCTTATTCGCTCCCCCCTTCTTTGAACCTGGAGTCCACTACCAACAACCAAAGCGTAGTTTGGGGAGAGAACGGTCAGCCGCGTTCAGTTGCCGGCGGCGGGTCGAGAGGGGCGCAGCAAATTACCGTCCAAGTACAAGCCATGGACAGCCAGTCGTTTCTCGATCATAGCGACGACATCGCCCAGGCGGTGCGGCAGGCGATGCTGAACATGAGCTCCATCAACGACGTCATTACGAGCCTCTGACGGTCATGTTTCCCACACTCAAGACCGGCGCCGTCATGCAGTATCCGGCGAAGAAAACGCTGCTGTTCAACACCGATACGATTCGCTTTCTGGACGGCACCGAGCAGCGATTTCGAGATAACCCTTCGATATTGCATCAGTGGACGATTCAACTCGACCTGCTGGACGAATCCGAGCTGGCTGCGTTAGATCAATTTTTCATCTCGAACCAGGGCAGATTCGGCAGCTTTTCCTTCACCGATCCATGGGATGGCACGGCATATCCGAATTGCAGCCTGGCCAAAGACGGTTTCAGCTTTCAACTGAAAGGTGAGATGCGGGGTAAGACCACGCTCACCGTCTGCGAAAACAGGACATAACAGTGATCTACTTTCCGCAACTATCTTCGGGGGCGACGGGTCAGTTTCCCATCGCAAGGCAGCGCTCGGCTAGGACGGTGGTCAACGAAAGCTGGCAGGGATACCAGGTGAAGCTGGCCGATCCGGCGGCGGCGGTCACGGAATGGCACCTCTCGTTCGACGAACTGACCGATCAGGAGCTGGCCGCCCTCGAAGCTCTTTTTCAGGCTGTCGAAGGCAGCTTGACGCCGTTCACCTTCCTGGATCCCGTCGATAATCTGCTAGCGTGGAGCCAGCAACAGAACCAGGCCGTTTGGCAGGCCGATCCGCTTTTGACGTTGACAGCCGGTGTAGCGGACCCTATGGGAGGCACGGCTGCATATCAAGTGAGTAACCCCACAGCCGCGACTTTGACGCTACAACAATCGATAAACGCACCCGCGTCCCTGGACTACTGCCTGAGCCTTTATGCACGCAGCGATGAGAGCACGCAGGTTTGGCTTGTGCGCGGCTCGGCGACCACCGCGCAGGCCATCGGCCCGCAGTGGACGCGGCTGACGTCCGCCGGCCAGTTGCAGGACACCGCCGATTCCATTAACTTCGGCATCGCACTGGATCCGGGGGCTACCTTGGATGTCTTTGGGATCCAGGCTGAGGCGCAGACCACTGCCTCAATGTACAAACAGACAGCGGAGACAGGCGGCGTGTACCCGAACGCGCGATTTCAAACTGACACACTAACGATCACCACAGTCGGCCCCGGCCGTTATTCCTGCGAGTTGGATATCGTCAATGTTGAGTATCTATGATCTGAAAGAGATGGCGGTCACGGACACGCCGCTGCTGTTGTTCCAGTGCGTATTGCAGAGCGGGCAGGCGGAGTACTGGAGCACCCACCAAGTGGCTTACGGCGGCAATACCTACGCGCCGCGGGTGATGAAGCACAACGTGTTCGCCGTGCAGACATCGTCGGATCAAGGCGTGGATGCGATTCCACGCGTCTCGCTCTCGATGGCGAACGCCGATTCGTACTTCTCGGAGCTGGAACGATCGGTAGGTTGGAAGGGCGCTACCTTGACGGTGACGTTCCTGTTTTACAATGTGCCCGAAGGCGCGCCAACCTCGGATGCGGCAGTTTTGTTTCAGGGCATTGTTAACCCGCCGGACCAGAGCACCGAATCGCTGTTTCAACTTTCGGCCGTTAACTGGATGAACATGCAAAGCGTGCTGTTGCCGCCTGTCCGGATCCAACGGCGCTGTCCCTGGCTATTTCCATCCACCCCACAGCAGAGGCAGGAAGCCGTGAGCGGGGGCGCCAGCGGGTCATACTCGTTGTTCTACTCCTGCGGATATTCACCCGACCAGGCCAGTGGCGTGGGCTCCATGGTGGGCGGCGCGCCGTACACATCGTGCGCCTACACCCGCACGGACTGCGAAGCGCGCGGAATGTTCTCCGGGCCGCACCGGTTAGGCGGGCTGGTGTTCGTGCCTTCGTCG